CTCTTGAGTGACTGTTCCACAATGACAACACGCTCTCTCAACTGTTTCATCTCCTCACGGTTCTCTCTTGATTCCCGTTTGATGTCCTTGATGTCGTCTGCGATGTTCTCAAGTTTCACAACCACCATTGTGTCATTTTCTGCTCGTCTCTCCGTTTCTTCCTGTGTGTCTTTTTTGTCGTTCCTCTGCTTTGAGCAGATTCCGAAAAAGATTGCGAATGCAACCGACACTCCGGAGATTAGCAAGGAAACCTCAATCGTCAACGGCGTTCTCCTTTCCGAACTCTGTCGCCTCGATGTCGTCGGTGTCGCAGTATTTCCGCATGTGATATTCGAGAACATCCATCTCCCTGTCTGTCTCCTCTACCTCCTGCCGGAGTTCCGCTCTGACCGCCTCCTCGATTTTCGACTGTTCAATGATTGTTTGCTGTTTTTTCACGATTGCCGATAGATTTTCCGTCACATCGCACAATCGTGATATTATTTCAAGCGGACTCATTCTGTATCACCGCCGGAGAATTTTTCTCCTGTGATATATTCATATTCATCCGCTGAAATACTGCCCTTTGCGACACGCTCGGAAATCTGTTCCTTTGTGAGAGTGCCTTTTTTGTACATTCTTTTGAGACTTTCAACAAGTATTTTCATACTAAATCAACCCCTCCTCAATCAACTGCTGTGTGTATTCGTCAATGACCGCATCTTTCTGAAACTGTGTCACTGATTCGACGATTCCGGATGTGTTCTCCTCAACGACTGACTTCATGAGTGCCATGTTCTCATATTCCTTGACTGTCATTTCTTTCTCGTCGTACTGCCATTCGGTCACTGTCTGCATCTTTCCGTCGCTGCCCTCAACCTCTCTTGTCACCTGTTCGATGTTCTTACGCAGGTAAACCGTTGACGGCGACGATGTCCTGTCGACCTCCTCCGGCTTGTCCGGCTGTGTTCCTGTCACCTTTTTCCAGTCTGTCATGTTCGTTCTCCTTTCTGCTATGCTTTGAAACTATCCTCTTGAGTTTCTTGACATTGATTTTCGGTTTGATGTAATCAATGTAATAGTTGTATGTGTCTGTGTGTTTGAACAATCCCATATATGACAACATCACCGATGCGTTATACCATGAGATTTTATCCTGCTTTGAGATATGGTTTGCCTTGCGTCTCGCAGCCTCAATGTTTGATTTTCGGATGGTTGTCCGGTCATGGTGAAATTGAAATCCCATAAAATCAAGCATACGACCCTTTGTGACCTGCTTTCCGTCTTTATTAAGTACCGGATTCCCGCTTTTATCAAATACCGGATATTCAAATCTAAACACCTGCCAATCACCTTTTATTTCAAGGTCGAGATTGTCATTCAGATATGTTTCGATTGCTGCATGTATTTTGTGCAGTTTCTTTTTGCTCTTTCCCAGTATCACCATGTCGTCCATATATCGCATGTAATGCTCTGCATGGAGTTCCTCTTTGATGTAATGGTCGAGTGCTTTCAAGTAAAAATTGCCGAACCATTGTGATGTGAAATATCCCAACGGAACGCCTTTTCGCATCTCCTCAATAATTTCTTTCAGTTCATCGAACATCGCTCCTGTGATGCCGATTTCCTGCAATATCTCCAACGCTCCGGAGATGTCGTCAAATGCTATACATCCGACAAGCGTTTTCGTCTGTTCTGCATCTATCTCAACACCTGCATCCGTCAAAATCTTTGCAACGAGTGCTATTTTGTCATGTTCAATCAGTATGCAGAGTAATCTATAAAACCGTTTATCTCGAATTACCTCTTTGAGTTTCCTTTTGAGGATTCTCCGGTTTATGGATTCAAAGAAATGGTGAACATCCATCTTGAGAACAAAGAATTTCTTTCCGTCGTAGGAATCAAGCCATTTTCTCATGTACTTCTTTCCGTAATGAACACCCCTGCCCGGAATGCTCCCGCATGAAAATTCATACAATCCATTCATCACAATCGGTTTGAACTGACCTATTGCACAATGATGAATAACCTGCTCATATTTGTAATGCGGTTTCAATATACGGCGTGTTTTCTTGCTGCTGCTCTCGTTGATGATGCTCGGTTTGTGATAGTCCGGAATGAACAACTCCTCTGTCAACATCTTTTTCAAGAGTTCTGTGTGTTCATCGAGGTTCTCTAATACCTCCCGCACATCATTCCTGTTCTTTTTCTTTTTGGATGCATTTATAAAACGCTGTTTTATGTAGTCGTCTTGTAACATTGGTTCATATAGGTTGTTGTAACTTCTCATATAGTATTTTCTTATCTCCTATCGGTTTTTGTGCGGATGCTTACTCAACCGACCCTATATCCGGAATGATTTTCGCCTTGTGGCGTGGGATATAGGCTGCATTTGATTAAACGCTCCGATATGAGAAGAAATTGGACGCACCGATGTTCCAGTTCGCATTGCCCGCAGAATTGTTCAAATTCAAGTAATCCGCACCGCAGTTCTCGCCATTGTTACAGTTACCGCCGACAAGGGCGACCGCAGGGAGCAGGAACACCGCCCGACACCGCACCCTATATCCCTATATTCATTTTTCTAAAAACGACCACACCGCCTAACGGCGGGAATAGCGGAGGCGTTCCCCCTCCGTTCCTCCCCCTGCTGCTTACGCAGCGATAGGCTGTTCTAAGAAAACGGACGCACCGAAGGCCCAGTACGCAAAGCCCGCAGAATTGTTCAAAGCCAAGTAATCCGCACCGCAGTACTCGCCATCGCTACAGTGACCGCCGACAAGGGCGACCGCAGTAATTCCGGCATTCCACCAAAAATAGTCACATGTGTATGTGCTACTGCTGCCACCTATTGAATTGACAATGCGTCCGAATCTGCTTGACTTTGTTCCTTTCTGATAACCGTTGCCGGATGATGCGAATGTGATTCCGACCTTTTCAAAGTCCTTTCCTGTCAGATTGTACGGTGGTGTCATCTTTGCAAGGATTTCACCGCCTACCATCAACAGACCGTTGATTCTATCCCAACGGTTGCCCCACGGTTTTTCCATGTAGAACACTTTGACCTCATGTGTTGTGTCGTTATATCCGAAAAACTGTCCTTTGTCCTTGAGTGTTCCGGTTGCAAGATGCCCGTAATTCTGTGATGCGTCGTTCACATATCCGGATGTCTGACCCTGTCCGAATGCAGTCTGTGAATTGTCTGTCTTTGACATAATCTTGAGCATACAATTCAACAGGTTTCGTTTGCTCCATGAGCCGATATTCCATCCCGCACCGTTTGCCTTTGCTCTTGCAATCTCTGTTGATGCGTTTGTGTTATACATGAGTGCCTGTCCTGCAAGTGAGCGGATGCGTGTTCCATCATACGAACCGCCAAACATCGGGAAATAGAGTTTGTCCGCATGTGAACCGTCCTCTCTGACATATGCGTCATCGTTGTATGATTCATCGTACTGGACGTTTGAAATAATCATGTACTCATAATTTCCGACCTCAAACTGTGAGAGCCAAATCTTGCCCTTGTCACCGCTGCCATCGAATACGCTCATTGCATTTCCTCCGTATGCCGTGTTTGAGACATCGGATGCCGTTTTTCCGTCTGCTTTCTTTGTGTGGTCGTTCGGGTCGAGTTTATAATCTTCTGTACCGTCATATTTGACCATTGCCGGATAATTGTTCTTTACAAAAAAGACGTTTCCCCAGTCTCCAAAATCGAACCGTCCGGCAGAATAATTCATCGCAGCAGGTGTCATTCCCACCGCATCGAAAAGATATGTGCATCGTGTCGCCGGATTGCTGTCATTTTTGTTGATTTTCATTCCGTAACGCTTTACACCCTTTATTCTTACATCTTCCCCGACTGCTGCCAGTATAGCGTTTGTATTCGCATATGTGCGGTCGAGTGTGTCTTTGTCTGCTACTTTTACAATCAAGTCTCCACTTGCCATTTTTTACGCCTCCCTTATCGTCAAAATTCCATCCTCAACCGTGAGGACACATGATTTCTTTGTGACGGTGTCAACCATAGTGTTGAGACCGTTCACAATGCCTTGACACGCTTTTGCTGCTGCACTCGCTGTCGACGCTGCATTGTTTGCCGTTGCTGCTGCACCGTTTGCACTGTTCGTCGCCTCTGTCATGTTCTTGCTGAAATTGTTCACGGTGTTCATATATCCCTGTGTCAATGTCAGTATTTCCTCATAACGGGCATTGTTGACGATAATCGGCAGGTCAAAGAATTTCTTTTTACCATCTCCCTGTCTGATTTGATAATGACCGGATGTGTCAATCTCAACTCCGATTTCTCTTTCCTTGAGAATCAGAGTGTCCTCAACTGCTTTCCAGTCTGCCGTTGTTCCGGTGCATGGTCTGATTGCTGCCATTGTTCAACCTCCTTTGCTCCGTGATTATGGAATATATCACACAATCACTCCTTTGTGTTCGTTTCGCCGTCTGTTTCCAGTATCATGGAATTATACTGCTAATTGTCGGGAGGTCGGCGTTCCTCCGTCAAAATCAACGCCCTCATTCGCATTTCTGACCTGTGGCGTTGCTCCGTCAATGAATACTGGTGTCACCGTTCGCAGATACGGCGTTTCTCCGTCACAATCAAGATACATGCTCGAATATAACGCCTCTGCACGGTTGAAATAGTCCTGCACACTCTCAAGGATTTTCTCTGCTGATGCAAGCAGTGAATTTTGAATCGTGTCATCAATATCCTTTTTGTCCTGCTCGACCTGTTTCTTTGCCTCTGCAACTGCCGTCTGCATCTGTGACACATCCTGTCGAATCTGTGTCGCCGTGTTCAATGTCGCCTCAAGCTGCTCTTGATTCTGCAATGCGTCCTCTGCCCGCTCTGTGACCTCTTTGCAGGCTGTTGTCGCCCTCTTGGATTCATCCGTTGCATCGTTCGTATTCTTGACCGCCTGTGAGGTGTCCTGCTGCCTCTGCTGCTCCTGTTGGATGCGGGTGTTTTCATTCTGCTGTCGATTATTCTCTGCGGTCACTCTTGCCTGTTCCGCTTTCTTGACCGCCTCATTCGTGCTGTCAATACTCTCAATGTGACCCTTGACACGGTTCTCAAGTTCTGTGAACTCATTCGCTGATAGAATCGCATTGTCGTTCCTCTGTGACGGTTCAATCTCTATTGTGAATGATGCGGATGTGATAACCTGTGAATCGTCACTCGTCCGGATTTCAATGTCGCAATACGCCGTTCCGGAGGCTGCAAGTGCTTGATTTGTTAATTCGACTGTCACATCCGAACTGGAATATGAACATGTGTTATATACATGTTTTCCGTCCGGTTTTGCAATGTTGATGACTGCTCTTGCCCCTGTCGGGATTGTGTACGGTTCGCCGTTGTTGAGCAGCCTTGCGATGATGAATCGTGTTGCCTTGTCTCCCTGCTTTGCTGATACTAAATATCTTTTAGTGTCTCCGGACATCTCAAGATTGATGTTCGTCGTCAATTTTGTCAACGCTGCCATGCTCTCACCTCCTCTCGGTGCTGCCTCTTTTATTCTCCCTGTTCCTCAATCCAGTCATTGATGAATTTTTTCAGCCAATCAATATGACTTTGTGCCTCCTCGCTTAAAACCGTCATGCTGCCTTTGTTGTTGTCACTGGTGGTTTTTCCGCTGTCGGTCATTTCCGTGTATGTGAACCCCAAACGCTGCCCCTGTGCTGCATTTGTGGCGTTGAATCCTGTGATAACTCGTCTCATTCTGATTCCTCCATTCTTTCAATTATTCGGTTTTGTTCTTCCTGCACTTCGATTTCATCCTTTTCCATCTCATACAGTAACATCATCTGATTTCTCATTTGCTCATTGAGCATTTCCTGCTCCTCTGCCGTTATATCTTCTTTTTCCGTTATATCAGACTGTTCAATCCTTGTGTCTCTGTTTCCCTTTTGTCTTGTCTTTACTTCCCAGTAAAATTCAAGTTTCGGTGTGCCTTTTACTACAAAATAACCGTCTTTTTCATTTGTTGATTCAACGTATAATTCGCCTGCTCCCTTTGCGGTGAGCATTACAATATATTTCATGTCTCTCTCTACTGTCAGCAGGAAATCATCATCAAGATACACATAGCATTGACCGTCCTCGTCAAGTTTTCCCGTTCCCATGTCTCCGAATGTAGGGGATGCCGTTTCATATGCGTACATCTCGATGTTCCGTCCGTCATCGGTGTGTATGATTCGTGTTTTCTTCCCTAAACATCCGATAGCTCCATACGCATATATATCATTATTCGCCGTGAATCCATATCCCCATAGAGTGCCACCGCTTTCACCGACAAATATATTTTTCCCGACATATCCCAGTAGCATGGAGTAATTGAGTTGTGACAATGTCCCCATTTTAAAATCACTGTTGATGTACAATCCGGAATAAAATTTCGGCGATAACGCAAACACATTCCCCTCATTGGTGATTTCACAGTTTCCTCCAATGAGCAGCGAACCTCCTGTGATTTTTAACGCCTTTGTTTCTGCCGAACCGTCTGTGTTAATTTTAAAATTTGAGTTTGCCGTCACTGCTCCGTTCAAACTTATTTTTTCTGCATTTATCGACACTTTTTCTGCTGACTGATTGATTTTTGAGATAATCTCGTCACTTCCGACTTTTTTTGAAACAGTTGATTCAATCGCATCCGCTTTTACTTTAATTGCAGAGTTCATTTCTTCCGTTGTGGAATACTCTGTCAACTTCTCGTCGGTCGCTGCATTAGCGTTCTTCTCTGCTGCATTGGCTGCATCCTGTGCCGTCTTATTCGCTGCGGTAATCTTCTCCGACACAGAGGTCTTTGACTCATAGGTCTTTGACACTCCTAAATTGATTTCATCGGCTTTCATGTCGATTGCCGATTTCATCTCCTCCGTTGTGGAATACTCTGTCAACTTCTCGTCGGTCGCTGCATTAGCGTTCTTCTCTGCTGCTGCGACTTTTTCCGATACAGTCTTTTTTGTTTCATACACCTGTGAAACGCCTAAACTGATTTCGTCTTTCGCTGCCGTAATATGTGATTCAACATCTGTTTTTGTATAATATCCATCCCGCAACACCTTTTTCGTGTTATTGTTTGCGATTGAGATTGCCTCCTCGGTTGCTGCTGCCGTCTCCTCTTTCTGAATCTCTGCAAATGTCTTTCTCGCATTGGAAATCTCAACCGTGTTCTTTTTCGGTGTCTCCGGATATTCTCTTATTTTGACAATCCTCTGTTTTTCTTTCGTTCGGGTTTTCTTTGATACAAGTGTGACCGTGTCTCCGATTCCATATGAAAGAATGTCTTTGTATTCCTCTGACGCATTCGCAAGGTCGACCACCTCCGCAGTATATGCCTTGTATGGTCTTGACATCTCCTCAATCTTTGCCGTTGCATCCTCAATCAGACTTGTGGTGTTGGTGTATCTTTCGTCTTTCCAAACATACGCCTTGATTTTGGAACTGTACTGAAAATTGTCGATGTAATCTTTTCCGGTCAGCCATTTCGGCGTGATGCCGTCTTTGCCTATTGGATAGATTCTTGTGTAAAAATCATAGGTGTCCGACTTCAAAGATATTTTCCGGAGGTTTAATCCCTCCATGAAATAACACCCTTTATCACTTCCTATCCTGTCATAGATGTCAACAGTCTTTGTCAGTGAATGAATGATGCACTCGCAACGGTATGTCGTGAGACACTTTTGCAGGACATCCCATGCCGTGACACACTCCTGCTCGTCAATGGTTCTTTTCTTTGTGACGGTACATATTCCGACATGCCATCCCGTACCCTCAAATGCAAACTCAAGACATGCCTTGATTGTCTGCTCCTGTGATTCAAAACCATACGGGAACGCTGTTCCCTCCAACTCCTCGACATTGAGAACTGCTGTGTATTTGTTGAATTGTTCTCCCTTTTCAACCGCTTTGATGACATATTCGTCCGTTTTGGTGTGTATATAATATTCTTCTTTTAACAGGTCAACCAACGCTCCCGCTGCCGGATAACTGAACGACAACTCTTTGTCTCCGGAATCCAGTGTCGTGGTGATTTCCCTGTCCTTGAATCCGGACAATGTTCCGATTCTTTTCTTTTTGTCGTTAAAAATCTGCAATGCTCTCACCTCCTAAATCCACATAGGCGTGTATCTGATAGTCACTCTCGCCTTTGTGTTGGAGAATGTGAGTGCTGTTTCTCCGGTCTTTAATACCGGAAACGTCCACATGTTCACCTTGTCGAATGCATTTGCCCCGTCGATTGTCACAAGTCCTGTCTTTGCATCTATCACAACCGTCTTTCCTGCTGCCAAACTCTCAATGATGATGTCATCCTCTCCCAGTCCGGTGATTGTGTAATTCGTCAAGGCACTCTTTGCATATACCTCCACAACGCACGGAGCGTCTCTTGTACCCACTTTATAGAACGATGCAGAGGTTTTCCCGTCGAATGTGATTGAGAGGTCGTCATCGACGAAAAAGCCGTCAAATTCAAGGTTTACAACGTACCTCTGTTTCACATTCTTTTTTTCATAGTCATTTGATGTGATGAATCCGATATATGTTCCTTTGTAGCCGTCAAGTTCCATCTTGCAAGCCTTTGTGAAATTACTCATGAACTCCGATGCAGCACGGATGATGTTGTTCCTGTCCTTGCCTTTGAAATATATTGACAGTTTCAAATGACCCATCTGAACCTCTGTCTCAAATTCCGTCGGCAGTGCTGCACCCGTCAACCATTCGTATGAATTAGCAAAAGAGGGAGGCTGCACATCGGCGGTCAACTGCTTTGCATCATATTTTCTGATGTCTATTCCGTTTATTTTCATCGCCCTGTTTTACCTCCCTTTTCGTTTATTTGTTACCATTTCCGCATCTACCTTTGACACGGTTCTGCTTGCGATTTCGTCGCCGTCAATGTATGTGTGATTTGTCACATATACAACTTGCGATTTCTGAACTGCATCAAGTTTCTTGTCAAGTATGCTGTTTAATTTGTTGTAAAACTCTGCAAGTGGCAAGATTGCCTCGTCACCCGCCTCGCCTCCTACCATGAGGCTGTTGCCGTTGATTCCGAACACGGTCGGATTTGTCATAATACCACCGGATTTGTACCACTGAATCGAGAATGACGGGAGTGAACCTTTTCCTCCAATTCCGAACGGTGCAACGCCTCCGGACACGCTGATGTGTGGCAAGTTCAAATGTGGCAATGACCATTTGAAATTGAACGCCGATTTGATTCTTGACAATGCACCTGTCACCGCTCCGTGTGCGGATTCCATCTTTGAGGAGAATGATGATTTGATATTCTCCATCGCAGACGATGCGGTCGATTTTGCACTCGCTAATTTGCTTGAGAACGCCGATTTGATGCTGTCAAGTTTCCCGCCTGTCAGAGTGTTCGCCGTACTCATGAGAGAGTTCATTGTGTCCTTTACGCCTGTGAACGTAGCAGACACGATTCCCTTGATTCCCCCGCCTTTTTCACTGTATGCGGATTTCATATTATTGAGTTTCGTTGAAACATTGGACTTTGCTGTCTCCATGAGTGAGGTTGCCTTGTCCTTTATGTTCGTGAAATCCGTCGACCATTTCGTTTTTATCTCCGAAACCTTTGAGGAAAATCCGGATTTGATTTCTGTCAATTTATTCGATGCATTATTTTTCCATTCCGTCATTTTTGTGGTGACGGTGGTTTTCATGTTCTCCCAACCTGTTGAAACATTTGACTTGATGTCTGAAACCTTTGTTGAGAAATTCGTCTTTATTTCATTCAGTTTGTTTGATGCGTTGGTTTTCCATTCCGTCATTTTTGTGGTGACAGTGGTTTTCATGTTCTCCCAACCCTCGGAAACCTTTGTTTTGATTTCCGATGTCTTTTCAGAGAATTTTGATTTGATTTCAGAGAGTTTCCCTCCGGATAAATTATCAACGAATGTGAATCCTGCTGAATAATATCCTTTGATTCCCTCCCATCCGGCAGCAACAACGCCCTTGATACCGCCTCCGTTTTCTTCATAGGCGGTTTTCATGTTCCCCAGTTTTTCCTTTGCCGTTTCGGTCGCTGCCGACATGACATTGTGAACCGTGTCCTTTACGCCGTTGAATACTTTCGATGCAGCTTGTCCTATTGTGCTATTTTTTATGTTGTCACCGATTTCCTTGACCTTATTCGTGACCGCCTCTTTCGCTTTCGTGAATGCTCCCGTGATAGTCTCTTTGATTGCATTGAATTTTTCTTTGATGTTGCCCCACAATTCGGACAGTTTTTCTTTGACCTTATCCCAATTTTTATATAGTGCGACACCTGCTGCAATCAGTCCGGCAATCAGTGTTACAATTAAAATAATCGGACACAAGTTCATAACTGCATTGAGTGCCGTTTGTGCCACCGTCATTCCTCCGGTTGTTGCCGTGGCTGCTGTTGTAGCTGCCGTATGTGCTGCCGTGGCTGCTGTTCCTGCCGTATCTGCTGCCGTTCCTGCTGCCGTGGCTGCTGTCTTTGCCGTAATCTTTGCAATTATCTTTGCAGCTCCGGACACAAATTTCTGTCCGGTCGTTACCGTGTCAGAGATTCCCTTTGCCACTTTTCCGAATCCGACTGACAACGGACCGATAGCAGCGACCACAAGACCAACTTTGAGAACTGTTTCTTGCTGTGCCGGAGAGAGCGACGTGAACCATTGTGTCAACTCTTGAATCTTTCCGGTCAATTTTTCAATCATAGGTGCTGCGGATGTCTGTGCTGTGGATGCCAGTGTCGACAACGCCAGTTTTGCGTTGTTCATCGCAACCTTTGCATTGTCAATCGGGTCGAGTGTTCCGTTGTAGGTGTCCTCGACTGTTGAACCGTATTCCTCCATTGATGACGAAAGACTGGTGAGGTCAATTCTGTTTTCACGAATTGCCTTTGTCATTTCCGCAGCACCTTTTTTTCCAAACAATTCCGTTGCAATCTGCATCGCCTCGGTCTCTGTCTTTGCGTTCTTGATGCTGCCGATAGTATCTGACAACGCCTCGTCCATTGATTTTCCCTCTGATGTGGCGTTCTGTAATGCTTTTTTCAGACCCGCCATTGCTTGAGTTGAATCAACACCGTTTGCGTCGAATTGAGCCATCAAATTGATTGCTTGAGGCAATGACAATCCCATTTCTTTGAATTGAGCGTTGTTGTCGAGGACATATCCTTCTAATGTATCAACAGAGATTCCGGTTTCCTGTGCCTTTGCCGTGAGCATTCCTAATAGATTCCCTGTCTGTGATGCATCGACGTTCCACGCTTTCATGATTTTGTCAACTTGGTCAACTGACTGTGTGACGTTTGTTCCGTTGATTGTTGCAAACTGTATGAACTGTTTAGAGGTCTTTTCAAGTTCCGTTCCGGTTGTATGGAATCTTGTGTTGACTTCTCCGATTGCCTCTCCTACCGTTGACATATCCTCCGGCATTGTTCCGAAAACATTATCCGCAGACTTTGTCAATCCCTCAAGTGCCTCTCCGGTTGCTCCGGTCTTTGTCACTATGGTGTCATAACCCTCGTCGAGTTCCGTGAATGCTTTGATTGATGCTGCACCAATACCCGCAATTCCGGCAGAGACAACCGACATTTTCTTTCCGAAACTCTCCATCTTTGTTCCCGCCGTATCGCAAGCGGTCGCAAATTTTTCAAGTTTATTATCTTTTAACTGGTCATTAACATTTTTCAGTTCTGCCTCCATGTTCATGAGGGCAGTCTTTGACTTTTCCGTCTTTACCGTCTGATTTGCAAGTGCGGTCTCTGTCTTTCCGATTGCTGTCTCATTTGCGGTGAACTCTTTCTCTAACTTGTCGAGTTCATCCTTGAGTGCTTTTGACTGCTCGGAGTTCTTTCCGGTCTCTGCCGTTGATTTCTCATAAGCCTCTTTCGCAGCATCAATCTTTGTTTTGAGTTCCTCCTGCTTTGTCTTTTGGTCTGACAGTTTCTTTGTCAACTTCTCCTGCTGCTCACTGTTCAACTGCACGATGTTCTTTTGCACCGTGATTTTTTGAGTGAGCGATTCGGCTTTTGCCTTGAGGCTGTCTGTTTCTGACCCGAACAACTTTGCTTTCGTCGCTGCCGTCGTATATTCCGCAGACAAGACTTTCATCTGCGATGCTGCCGATTTCATTTGTGATTGATAACTGCTCGAATCTGCCGATATTTTGACGCTTGTATAAGCCATTCGGTCGCCTCCTCTCTTACTGATTTTCGTTGATTGTATCTAATTCAAATTTTAAGTAGTCCAACAACGTGACAATGTTCTCTTTCATGCATTGACTGTATGAGTTTTTCAATAGCCGAATCGCAATTTTTACAACACGGTCAACAATTTCCCCGCAGACTTTCCATTGATTTTCCTCCGGTTGTTCTTCTTCCTCATAACCGTTTTCACGGTCATATTCATCGAATGCGGATGTCTCTTTCTCTATCTGCTCAACCTCAACAATGTTCAACATCTTCTCTGCAATGATGTTCTGCATGATAAAATGAACCGTCTTGATTGCCGTCAGAAATTCAACTGCATCAATCTCCCCAACTGCTGCAAGCGACAGTTCATTCCCGAACATCTCCTGCATTATCTTTTTGTTGAAAAACATCACCCCGGAAAATGCCTCCGTGTCATTTTTCTCCATGAGATTGATATATTTTTTATACTGTTCTACTGTTACGGAATTGACGAAAAGCCTTTTTCCTTTGCAAGTGATTTCGATTTCCGGTATCACTTGCCACTCTGAAAATTTTTCTCGATGTTCTCCATTCTCTTTGTGAGTTCGTCGGCGATTCCCATGTCAATGAACTGGAACTCAAGAATCAATCCCGCTGCATCAAGTCCGGTCTCCGGATTCTTTAATTCCTCGATGGTGAACTGGTCTCCGTATGCCTTGCAGATAAAAAGACCCATCGCCTCGATGTCCTGTTTTGAATATCTCTGTTTTGCGTCGATAACCTCTGCAAGTTCAAGATATTCCGTGTATGTGTCGATTGACATTTTCGGCATTGTAAACTCTTTATTATTGACTATTATTTTTCTTTTCATGATTTATCCTCCTGTTATATATCCTCTTATTAGCCTAATCCGCCGTTTTTCTCCTGCACTTTGCTGAACCAATTCTTGATTGCCTCTGCTGCCTTTGTATCTTCTGTTACAAGGTTTGACTCATCAACAGAAATCTCATATGCATTGTCAAGACTTCTCTCATAGAATGAACCCTTGACGCTCTTTGTTGTCGGAGACAATTTTCCCTCTTTCGTGCTTGCCTCCTCGCTGATTCCCTCTGCAAACTTTCCGGCATACAACCACTTGAAATCATACTTTCCGTTGAGTTTTCTTTCTCTCCATCCGACAGCGACCTCCGGTGCTTTGTCGTCTGCCGTCTTTACGAGGAAACCATTCTCATACAACTGGCCGAAAAGAATCTGTCTGTCCTGTGGTGCAAGGGCATTGACCTCAAGTTCGATTTCAGTTCCCTCATATGAATTGATGACCTCCTCTGTTCCGTCGTCAGAGTAGATTTTTTCCGAACTCCATTTTTCATCAACTTTCGCCTTTATTGCTCTTGCCAGTTTTACGGGTGTACCTGCCACATACCCCGTTGCATCATTCTGTGTGAGTTTTGCGATGTAAAAATCTCTACAACCGCATGTTCTACTTCTGACAATCTTCTGTTCTGTCTCGCTAACCTGTGTTACTGTTTCGCTCATGTCTGTCTATTCCTCCATTTCATAAAACTTTGAAAACCTTTGTGCTTTCATATAGATTCCGTCCTCCGGCTTGCCATCGTCTCCGTTCCTGCCCTCGAACGAAAAATCATTTTCTTTCATGATTGACTTGATTTCCCTTGCCAGTTCAACCTCGTCACTTTCTGAAAATATAGTGACCTGCACTGACAGCGTCACTCCCTCTGCATCGTCGTCCGAAAAATTCTCGTCATTTTCTCCCAAATCCCACAATGTCACATGTCTGTCATGGATGTCTTTGTCATACCAGCCTTGCATCACAGTGATTCCTCTGTCTGATATGGGTCTCAATGCGTCGGATGCATCTTTGATGATGTCCGGACTGCTGCTCATGCTCTCACCTCATTTCAATGTGTTGTCTAAATAGGATTGATATTCCTGTTCTGCGATTTTTTGTAGTTCCGCATCTGCCTCACGCCCTGTTGCGTAGATAAATTCTCGAGGCGGTTGATAGATAGTTCCCCAGTTTATGAATTTCACATAAAAGTGTTCGCTATTGTCTGACTTTTCCCATCCGACATCTGCTGTTGCTCCTGTGTCTTTCATCTTGACCGCTCCCATCGGTATGCTGTCCGCTGCATGTGATGTCACGGATGACTTTGAGCCGAAACCTCTACCGGATAATTTGATGTCTGCCGATTTCGGAATCTTGCCGGACATGATGTTTTTCACGACTGGTTCGCTTTGCTTTACAATCTTTTGATTGACCTCTTTTATGTCCTCGTCGCTTGCTGCATCCTCAAATGCTTTCATGAGTTCTTTCAAGCCTTGAAATTCCATTTCAATTTTCACTGCATCACCTCCGGTGTCAGATTATGACACTATGCTCCCGCTCTACATTTCAACTGATATTTCCTGTCGTCTGTGAACATCGGACACGCATCATATATCTTGAACTCAACGCCTTTATATACTGCGTAGAACTCTTTCAGATTCAATCTGATTTCCTCCATCTTGTCGCAGGCTCTCGTTTCAAACATGATTGTGTTCTCAAGACCTATCTGCAACGCATTGTATTTTTCATTTGTTCCCAAACTCTTGACATCACACCAACATGAGAAAAACTCCTTTTCCTCCTGCTGTCGTCTACCGTCAACAACACTTGTTGTCTTGCGAATTATTTTGATTCTGCCTGTCATTCTGTTGCACCTCCGTATATTTCTTTCAATAGCATGGAGGAAACGGCAGTGGATAGTGTTTTCGTGTCGATACGGTACTTGTCGCGGTTGTCGTACAGTTCTTTCACGGACATTAATGCAAGCAGTTTTTGACGGCTTGTGAGGTTGTTTCGGTCGAAATTCGGAATCAGTTCCGTCATTTCATCCAGTGTCGTGTCAAGCATCAATTCAAGGATTTCGATGTCGTCATCATAGTCGATGTGACAATATGTCTTGCATGTAGCAATCAGACTGCCTCTGTACTTCTCTTTTTCTTCATCCGTCATGTTCTCACCTGCTTTCAATAGCAGGACGGATTCACCGCCCTGCTGCCATATTACCCGTTGATAACTTCTGTAATCTGACCCTTGATGACTGCTCCCTTGTCAACAGGCTGCACATCGAAACGGTCACGCACCTTGATTCCGGTCATGTCCTTATCCCATAAACCCGCACCTTTGTCATTGAGGTCGATTGTGAGGACGTTTCTGTCAAAGAGTGTGACTGCCTCTTTTAAGTCACCGCAGAAAATAGGATGCTTGTACCCGTCGATTGTGTGACCATCGGTGTTCATAATCTTCTCGGATGCAAGAGTTTTCTTTGATAATTTGATGATAGGATATTCACCGAAAAGCATCTTTCCCTTTGTCTGCTGTGTCGGGTCTTTCTGTAAAATATAGTTGCCGTCTTTATCCTTTAACTTGTCAAGGTAGTTGAAACCGCTCTGATTTGTGATAACAACTGCATTGTCAGCGATTGCAGGGTCTAACTGCTCATTGAAAATGTCCTTGAGGCTGTCAAGGTTCTCGACTGTGACTTCTTTCCCTTTTGTCATCTCATTGAGTACCTTGAGAATCATTGCGTTACGGGTTGCCTTTGTTTTCTTGGCAATCCATTTGTTGATGTATGCCATGATGTTGGATGCTGTGTCCTCGAGTAACTCTGCTGTCATCTTGAGGATTCCGCCCTTTTTCTTTACCTTGTACTCAATCGGTAAAAATTCCGGTTCGTCCATCTCCGGAAAATCCGCAGCCTCGTCAACATTGTCAAATGGTGTTGATTCTGCATCAACCTCAATGTTTCGTGTTCCTGTCTTAGTTGTTACGCCCTCGACATTGACATACTGTTCAAGGTTGTCGGATGAACGACGCAACTCGATGATGTCTGTTCTGATGTCCTCCGGAATTGTCACGCCGATTCCGGCCTCTCCCTCACTTCCTGCGGTTGTGTCGGTTGTGAGTGCGTTCTTGTACACCTCAACATCTGCCTCGTCTGCCTCTCTGTGCAGGAATCCCGCTTTTACGATGTTAACAAATGCTTTCACAAGGTTCTTTTTATCAACCTTTTTCTCGCCACCGACCTGTTTTGCAGTGCCTTTGTTGAACTTATCCTCAATACCTCTCTGCTCGTCCTCGTCCAAATCATAGAGGAGGTCGAATTTGTTCTGTAACTCCTCAAGTTCTTCCTTTGCTGCCCTTGCCTTGTCGAGTTTTCCGTCGTTCACAAGGCTCTTGACTTCATTTTTCTTGTCGTTAATCTGCTTTAATAACTTCTGTAATTCCTTATTCATGACTTTCTGTCCTCCATTTCTTACATACCATAAAGGTATAAATCATCAAGAATCTGCTGCTTTTCTGCCTCGATTCTCTGTTTCTCTGCCTCTGCTGCTGCATTGTTCCGGTTTTCCAATTCCGCAATTACCGCATCGACAATGTCCTTTGTGTCGATTCCCTTGAGTGCCTCCGGAATATTGTTGTATTTCTCGAAAAAGTCAGATGCACACGCTGCAACTGCTGCCTTTTCCTCGATTTCAACATTGAAATACTGCTGCATCTTCTTACTGTCGAACCATGTCTCATTGCTCATGAGAGATTGAATTTTGTCTCTTGTGACACCCTCCTGCACATGCTCCATGTAGACATCAAGAATTGAATCCTCGCAGAGATTCAACTGTTTTATGACTGCCTTGAAATCATCTGCGTTTCCGTATGCCATGCACAACGGTTTGTGAATCATTGCTTGAGCACCTGTTGCAAAATGCAGTTCGTCACATGCAAACATGATGACTGATGCAATGGATGCAGCCATTCCGTCAACATATCCGACTTTGTGTCCGTCATATCGCTTTAACTGGTTGTAGATTGCCAGTCCTGCAAATACATCTCCACCGCCGGAATTGAAATAGATGTCAATGTCCTCATATCCATCTAACTGGTTGAGGAAATCTGCGATGTCCTGCGGACATCTGTCCTCCTCGTACCACATGGATTCCCATGTCGCTGATACAATGTCACCGTAGAAATACAAGGAACATCTGCTCTGCTCCTCGTCCTGCTCTAAATCCAAATATCCGACATTTTCAACTTTCCCGCTGCGTTTATTCTTCTTTGTAAAATCAAAACGTCTCTTTTTTGGCATGATTATTCACCTCCCTCCTGTTCATCCTCGTCCTCTGCCTCGTCGGTTTCGTCCGGTTCTGTTTCTGTGTCCGGCTGCTCTGTGTCCGGCTCTGTTTCTTCCTCCGGCTGTTCCGGTTCATCGGCGTTCTCCTGTTCGGATTCGCCTTTCAAATATGCTGCACCCGCCATCGTCAACGGTACGATGCTACCGTTCGCAAGTAGGACATCGCCTCCCTCCGCATCTTCCATGTCGAGTTTACGTCTTGCCTCATTCGGTTTCATAATCATTCCATTGACAGCGTTTCTCAAATATTCCATCTGTGTTTTTGAATCGGTTCGGAATAATACTTTTTCGTTGAATTTGTAATAATATCCGTCGTCTGCATCTTCATCCGGCAGCATTTTGAAATTGATTTCCTCCTCATACTGCTTGATGATGAACAGTTCTGTGTCAACGTAGAACGATAACTGCTGCATTTCGCTGTTACTATATGACGACTTTGAATAGTCGTTGATTTGATTCGGTTTCACTCCGAACGCTCCGGCGATTTGCAGGGCATTATATTTTTTCAGTTCAAAGAACTGTGAATCAGTCAGTTTGATGTCGAGGGGCGTGAGTTTCATTCCTAACGGAACAGGCAGAATTTTTCCTGTATTCTTTGCCCCGCTGCCGAACTCCTCAAACGATTTGACAAGTGCCTCTTTTGCCTTTTCGTTCAACTCTCCCGTGTATTCGAGTGTTGCTTTTGCTGTCAGACCACTCTCATACAAGTTATTCATGAACGCCTGTGATTCGGATGCACCTGCAACCGTGTCTCTCAAAATCTGCTGCACTGGTAGTCCTGTGATTCCGTCGAAACTGAATGATGTTTTGAAATGCATCACCTCGTCCGTGCTGAACACATATTGACGACCGGATGTCGGGTCTGTGTAGACGTACCACAAACGCCCCACTCCTGCGAATATCCCTGCATCGTCAACGACTATCTGCACACAATTTGACTGCATGACCCACAAATCAACGATTTTTATTTCACCGCCGAATTTCTTTCGGTCAAACTTCTTTCTCATATACACATAGCCGTTTCCGTAATGGTTGCGGTTGATTTCAACCGTGTTCCAAAATGTTGTTGGTGTCATGAACGGATTCGGTCTTTTTGAGAGCAGTTTCGATGTATCTGTCGCCTCTGCCTCAATGATTCCCTTGTCCGTTTTCTGATAATATTTGATAGGCATTTTCGCAAGGGTCTCCGACAGCATCTTGAGACAAGTGAAATATGTGACCTCTGATGTCGGTTTTCCTTTTCTTTTCAATCCTATTCGCTCAAGGAACGACGGTGAGTTCAATGTCATTTTCCCTCCGTCGTTCTGTGGTTCGCCTCTCCACCAATTTGAAATTTTTACTCCTAATCTCTGAAACGGATTCATTTATTTCTCACCGCCTTTCTTCATGTATTTTTCATATTGCTCAAGCCATTCATTGACAGTTTCGTTCACGTCCGGGCGGTATTCCTCTTTCATTGCGTGTTTCCATGCGTCGATGATAGCGTCAATCGGGTCGATTCGTTCTGTCGTGATGTCCTTATCAATCTTTATTTCGCCGTAGTTGTTTGAAATGGTCTTTGCGTTCGCAATCGACCAAACAAGCAGACTGTCGACCGGAACAACTATCTTGTTGCCCTCTTTGCCGACTTCCATTCCCTCAATCTCCACATTGCCCGCAAGGATTTCAAGTCTGAAATCAACGGTCGCATCGTTCAACTCTTTTGCTGTCTGCGTGACAGAGATTGAATCGAATCCCATCGCCTCAAGGTCTGACAGGAACGCCGATGCGTTGTGCGGGTCGTAACAAATCAACTGCGGTTTGAGGTTGTATTCTCTCACCAAATCCTCAAGGTATTTGATGATATATTTGTAATCTGTCTTGATTCCTCCCAGTGTTTCCGTTACCGTCACAAGGCCTTTTTCAATCCATACGTCGTATGGTACTTTGTCGGTCTTGATGTGTTCATCCACCCTTGAGGACGGAATGAATGAATGTGTGTGAACAAAATATTTTTTCGTGTCCTCCACCATGAACGGAATCACGATTGCGATTGATGTCAAGTCGCCTCCGGATGACAAGTCAACTCCGACATAGCACTTTGACCCTCTGAAATCCTTGAGTGATTTCAGAACGGCACATGCTTTCCATGATGCAATGTCCTTGATGTACAGTGAATTTGACCACTGCATCCACATATTCAACTGCTTTACAAGGAAATCTCTCAAGTCCTCCCCGCCCATATCACGGGCAGTGTGTGCAATCGGAATGAGGTTCTCAAGTGCATCCCTGTCAAACTCAAGAATCGGGTTCGCTTTTATCCAGTTTTCCGGTGTGTACCTGTCATCGTGTTCGTCCATCTGTGCGATGTAGACAAATTGACTGTCATTCTCGAAAACGCCCTTGAGTAGATTGCAGCAATACTCATACAATTTGTAGCACGGCGACTTGAGGTCGAACCCTGCTGTCGTAATGACTGAAATCAACGCCGACTTGAGTTTCTTGATACCGCCCTCAAGCAGTTTGTACATCTGATTTGTTTTGTGTGCGTGATACTCGTCGACGATTCCCAAATATGCACGGTGTCCGTCAAGTGACTTTGTGTCTCCGGACAACGCTTTGATTTTCGAATGTGTCAGTAAACAGTCAATCGTGTGGTTGTGGTCGTGAACCTTGAACCACTCTGACAAATCCTCGTCGGAATTGATGAATTTTGCGACCTCGTCAAAAACTATGTTCGCTTGGTCTTGCTTTGTAGCCGTACAAAATATTTTTCCGTACTTGTACCCGTCAAAATTGCCGTAATAACACGCCAAAATACCATTGATGAACGATTTTCCGTTCTGTCGTCCTAATTGCACATAGGATGTTCTGAATCGTCTGTATGACTTTTCCTTTGTTCTCCATCCATTGAGCGACCCTAAAATGAAACACTGGAACGGATATGCCGTCACATGCTCATTTTCCTCGCCCTCTGCAATGGTCAATTCCTCTGCGAAATTGATGATTTCCTCCGACTTTTCAACGTCGAAATAGTATTTGTACGGTGCTGCTTTCGATTTTTCGATGTCGTCAAGATGCCTCTGACATGCAAGACGGACATATTCTCCGGCTGTTATCTTGCCCGATACGACATCAAGGGCGTATTGTGTGCAGCGGTCTTGTGTTTCTCCTGCTTTTGCCATGCCTTAATTTGCATATTTCGCAAATTTGTTCTCCGGCTTTTGCTGTTGTGGTTTCGGTACGACCAAACGGCAGCGGGAGGAAACTGTCAGTCCGAAATCTGATGCTCCCTGCCTACACTGTTTCATGCAGCGGTCTTGAATAATCATGAGGCGTTCTCTTTCTCCGGAAACGACCTGTCTTGTACCGACCTGCACACGTTCTTTTTCGCCCGTGTCCGGATTTTCCCGCATCTCATAGACTGGAACATCCTCCATCAATGGAGTTGCTCTGATTTGCTCTGTGATTTCGATGTACTGCGTTTGTGCAATGAGTAGTCTTGCCAGTGCATCGCAATCAAGGTTTGAAATCAGTTTGATTTCGAGTAATTCTTTTGCAATCTTCCGGAACTGTTTCTTTTGTTCCGGTGTCAAATATGACGGAGGTCTCACTTTGTCGCATGGTGCTGTGACCTCGGCGTTTTTTCGTGCCTCAATCTCGGCTTTTGTTAGGTGTTTTCGCCCGTTCATCACAACCAAATCTGTAGGTTGTCTTTGTCCTGCCATGATGCAACAAACCTCCTTTCCGTCAGTATTTCAGTGCTTTTGTGTCACATTCTGACACCTCTTTCGGATATACCCATCTACTGAAATTCTCGTGGGGAGTTTTCTCCAAGGAAAAGAGGGGGTGCGACTAAAAACGAATCGCACAAAACTTTTTTATATCCCCCTGCCTCTCGAAAGTGGTACTCAATCAGTGACCTCAACTGTTTTTGTGTTGCTCTCATACTTGCTTTGCTCTGCTTATATAAAGCAGTGATTGTGTTGTGTGTCTTATGGTTGAGAGGTATGAGGTTGAACGGATTCAAACGCTGTTCCCAGTCGTCCTCAAGTTCAATGATATGGTGAACCGGATTGCATGTGAGCAACTCATGCTCGACATATAATGCGTATATATCTACGTTGTCATAGACCTCAATGATACGCTCTCGCATCGCCCGCCATTCCTTTGATACATAGAATTCTGCTGCTCTCTCGTCTCGCCGTGTGTTGTTATATATCATGTGTCTCGACTGCTGCCGTTGCTCACATTCCTCGCACATCTTCATTGACTGCGGAATCAACTTCCCACACCTGCATGATTTCAATAGCATCTGTGTTCTCCTCTCTTGCTGTGTTCTCCTGCTGTGTTATCCACAAGAGGCGGGCAGTTATGCACATGACTGTGTATATCCCACCCGCATATAACAGGAGGGCAAACAGGCAAGAAAAAAGCGACTGCATATCTGCAATCGCTCGTCTCAACTGTTCACGCTAACATATTATCACGTTTATTTTGTCTTTTGTTCACCCACTTTTTACCCCTGTTTTCACCCTCATTTCACCCTGTTTTCACTCCGTTTTTATCATTTTCAATCGCTTTTGCACCGAATAACTTGATTGACAACCTCTGAATCATCACCCTGCACCACTTTTTCGGTGAGTTGCGTCCGCATCCTGTCTCCCTCACTATATCCTCGTATGACATGCCCTTTATATAGACCGCCTCAAGAGCGTCGTATTTGTACCCCTCACCTGCTGCCTCTGCATCTTCCTTGAGCGATGCAAGAGCCTTTTTCAAGTGTTCAAACAGAATGACCGTCTCTGCACGGCACTCTCTGACCGATTGCAGGAACGCCTTTTCTGCTGATATGTTGTATTTGCCTATATCCGGCACTTGAGAGGTCTCTGATACCGCCTCATTGATATATCGTTCCATTTCACGATAATTCTCAAGATATAGCAAGGTTTTTTCAATGACCGTCTGCTCCTTTTCCTCTTTCATGCTTTTTCCTCGCTTTCTGCTTTCTTCTCATAGGCAGACCGTGCATTTTACGCCAGTTATTCGTGTTTTTGCGATTTTTCGCATCTCTCAAACTGCTCATTTTCAAAATTGCCGTTTTTGCCTGTTGCAAAGTCGTTCCTGTTCGCAAGACTGCCTCAACGAACGCCTCTGCTGTTGTTTCAATCTTAATTTCCGGTTTTTTCGGTTTTTCCGGTTTCGTGACATCCGGATTTGCGGTCGCTTTGTCTGCTGCCGTCTCGATAATGCTCGAAATCTCTTTTTCTGATTTTCCCATCGCCCGAAATCGGTCAATTATGCCTTTTAAGATTCCCATATTATCACAACCCTCCTTTTCGCTTACATAAAAGGCAATTCGCCGTCGACATCGTCCGGAATGTTCATGAATCCGTCTCCTGTGTCTGAATATCCGGCATTTTCTGCCTGTTCTCCTGCTGCTTTCTTACTTTCTGCAAATTCCTGTTCCTCAATCACAACATCCGTCGTATATACCTTTTGCCCGTCTCTGTTGGTGTATGAGCCTGTCTGAATCCTGCCAGTAACAACAATTTTTGTTCCCTGTTTCAGATATTTTTCCGCAAACTCGCCGTTTTTCCCAAATGCCACGCATGAGATAAAATCTGCCGACTGTTGCCCGTCTCTTGTACCTCTCCGGTCGACTGCCAGTGTATAACGTGCCACACACATGGATTCCTGTGAACCGTTCTGCTGTGTATATCTTACATTCGGGTCTCTTGTGAGCCTACCCATCAATATGACTTTGTTCATTCTCTTTTTTTGTCCTTTCTTGAATCAATCTCTCGTATAAACGCAAATCATCCGGCGGGATGTCGAGATTCCAGTCTCTCGCAAATTCTATCCCGCCGATGAACGCCTCTTTTTCTCTATCAGTCATTTTCCCGCTGCATAACATATTCATTTTGCATTTTCTGCAATCTGACAAGTCCTTTTTTGAACTCAAGGTCATCACCATTCATGCACACATCGAATATTTTCTCATAGTCGACAATGTGTGTCTTGATGAACTCTGCCTCTGCTGCCGTCCTGCTCTCATTGATGAACATTCCCTTGACTGCCTCTTTTATCATTTCACAATGGGTCTGTTCCTCCTCTGTCGTTGGAGGTGTGGTTGCAATCATTTTCTCATACGCATTGTCAATCGCTCCTGCAATGAGTTCTTTCCAACCCTTGCCCCGCTCTCCTAATAACTGACATTCAATATCCTCGAAACGGTTTCCTTGCCCTGCTGCCGTGATTCTGATGTCCTTTTTGCCCTTTGCTGCAATCAGAATCAAATCGTCGTCGTATACCTCCATGTAATAGTCAAATTTCGCATCAAAATTCGCATTCGGATTGATGATAATTTCCGGTTGACTGCTGCCCTCTGTCTGAATGCTCACACCGATGTATTTCGCATCTGTTGCCTTTGCATTGATAAATATTGCTTTTAATTCGCTTTTGTTCATGCTGCTCCTCCATTCACTAATCTGTTGAGTAACTGTTCATACATGGTCTTGTATGTGTCTCTTTCTGTCTGTAATCTGATTGTGTCCTCTGTCTTTTCCGTGTTTGCAATCTTCTTGTTTTCCTCAACATAGACTGCTGCATCCTGTTCAATCTCTGCGATTGCGTCCTCATGCTCCTGCTGCAACATCTCAATTTCTTTCTTGAGACTGTCGATTTCCTCCTGCTGTTCTTTGATTGTCTCATTGTATTTCTTTGAGGTTTTCATGTTGCCGTCAAGCTGCAAGGAAATCATGAGAGCAATGTCGATGTTCTCCATTTCCTTGTCTGTACACTCTCCGATGTATGTTCCTACACGCTCCGTTGATACTGAATAGACCTGCTCACACAATACCGTGCTGATTCTGCCTGTTGACCTTATTGTCACATGTGTCGGGAGGTCTGTTTTTGGCTGTGTAGTCATATATACAACCTCAACAACATTGCTGTTCTCATTGTTCTTGTTGTTGCTAACCACTACCGCCGGACGGTCTGCGTGTTGTTCGCTCCCGTTGTAGGATGCCCCCTCTCTGCTGATATAGAACATTTCGCCTCTTTTGATGTCATTCATTGATTTTTACCTCCTGCATTCGATATTTTCATTTTCTGAAATCGTTTCATTGTCAACGATATACTTTGCAAGTTCTCTTTCGTCCATCAAATTATCACAGGTGTTCTCTGTTGCGATGATTTTTCCTAATTGCCCGAACCCGATTGCAATGTCGCATCGTATTCCGTCCATTGTGTAGTTTTCCGGAACATACTTGATAACCATTGATTCAGTCACAACCTGTGCTTTTGATGTGTGCAAATCTGCAATAACCGGAGTGCAATCCCTTAATATCATATAGAGCCACTCCGCTCTCTTTCTTGCCTCGTCTTTTGTCTTTGTTCTGACATATACTGTTTTCACTTATTTCCTCCAATTCTTCAATCTGTATTTGATGATATATACAATCTGCATCAAATACGGGTGTCTCTGTTTATAACTCATTCTGTCTCCTCTATGCCTCGCCTAAACCGATAACGCACCAACCGTCTGACAGTCCACTGCATGTGATGTCATCATCTTTGCAAGTGATTCTCATGTCTGCCGTCTCTCCGGTCGCTTTACCTGCTGCAAATACTACTAATTTGACGACATTTCCGACCTTGAATCCGTCGTCTTTTGTTATCATGTACGGTTTTCTATATTCTCCCGTGTATTCCTCGAATTTGTCCTGCGACACTCTGATTGTCTTTATTTCCTCCGGTGCTGTTGACGGGAGTTTCTGCATCTTCTCCTCCTGTTCCATCTCACGGAGTTTTTTCTTTGTCTCACGGTCGATTGCATCCTGTTCCTCTGAATATCTCTGCTCGTCGGTCTTGTATGCCTCTGTACGGTTCTTGTACTGGTCGCATGATGTACATGTTCCGGTTTTGACGTTGCATGTCTCATATTCGGTGCATGAATAACATATTGATGTGATTCCCTCCGGATGCGGTGTCTCATATTCGTCGCCCGCTCTCACTTCCGGCGGGTTCATGCCGATTTCTGTCTCTGTGTCGGATTCTGACACCTGCTGCCCTGCTGCCTTTTCTGCTTTCATGTCTTTCACATCTTTGTGTGTGAGTTCTCCGGTTTCTGTGAATTTCCCCAGTGCCTCCCGCTGCTCGTCCTCTGTCATCCCGCTCAATTCATAGGCTGCGGAAAATGTGAGGCGTTCTCCCTTGAGTTCCTCTTTCCATTCCGGAATCAGATTGTTGTTGACTGCCTCTATTTGAGCAACCTTTGTTTTACTCATGTGCAGCATTGAGGAAATCACCTCTCTCAATCGTCCGGATTGCAGGTCATATCCCTTGATTTTCTTTCCCGCTGCTTTCATACGTTCAAGAGATGCCTTGAGGCGTGTTTCCTCCTCAATCATGTCGGAGGTCGTCTTTGTACGGTATGCGTTCGCAATTATGATTTCAACCTGCTCCTCGTCGTTATCCTGTGGCGTTGTCAATTTACTGGTTGCAAGTTCAAATTCTTTATATCCCTTTGACACAAGGTACTTGAGAGCCTCCCATCGTCTTTCACCTGCTACGATTCTATATTCGCCCTTGTCGCATGGTGCATATACAAGTTCAAGGTTCTGTTTCAACCCATACATGAGGATGTCTCCTGCCAGTTCCTCAATCTGCTCTACACTGTAAAAATTCATATCGTTCCGGTACATCTTGAAAATTGAAATGTCCTTTGTCCGGAATCTCGCTCTCGGAGATTCATCAATCCCCGCTTTGCTGTTCTTGTTGAGTGCGTCTTTCACGCTGAATCCTGCTGCCATCTGTTCAACCTCCTGTTATTACTCTGTGAGTTTCTGTTTCTTTGTCTCTGTACGTTCGACGTTGATTTCACCCTTTGCATTCTGTGAAATTGATGCTTTGACCCCCTCGGAGGTTCAATGTGACTTTCGCAAGTCCTCCGGTGTAAATCTCCTCGACTGCTGCCTTTAAGATGTTCACGATGCCCTCACCGCATCTCTTGTCCGGTGCTGCGTTCTCTCCAAACAAGGCAGACACATTCATCATTGCCTTTTCTTTCCTCTGTTTCTCTTTCTGATACTCGACCGCCTCTGTGCAGTTACATGTCATTGTTGCCTGTTCCTCTGCCTGTGGTTGCGTCAGTTCCTTGTCGGTCTCAATCTGTACCATCTGACCGCAAAACCTGCATTGTGCTGTTTTCACGATGTTTCCCATGTGCTTTCCTCCTTTTTACTCGATAAATTGTTCAGCTTTGAATCTGTCTCCCATATCCATAAAATAATTGTATAAAAAATCTTTCTGATGTTTTGTCAGTGCTTTCATGTTTGTCACTATATATCCGGCATATCCGGACGGATTGTGAATCAGACAATATCCTTTGACCTCCGAAAGAAAATCACGCATGAGGTGTCCGATTTCATTGTCTCCGGATTCTTTCACCCATTTCCAATACTCATCCGTAAACCCTTTTCTTTCGCATATCTGTTCCGCTGATTCTTCATGCGTTCCGAACGGTGATTCCGTGAAAACGCCTGTCGGAGACAACCACCCGAACTCTTTCGTTTCGGTTTTCTTCTGTTCCTGCTCTTTTTGTGCTTGATTTGGCATTATCCCGTTCTCAAAATCATTGAGGTGTTTTCTGAATTTTTCCATGTTTAACTCTCTCGCTGTGATTCCCTCATAATTCAACGGTTCGCCGTTTTCTCCGTTCTTCAGCATGAGCATCCTGCATGTTCCCCATTCCATTTCCGAAAATCCCAGTTCGTAACATTCCATCACATAATACATTCCGATTCTCAAATCCGGATTTCTCTGCACCTCTATCATGTCAATAAAGTTTTTGTTTCCCAGTGCATCCCATACAATGTGAAAATAATATGCAAAACCTTTTTCAAAGGACTTGCATTTTCCCGAACTGTCAAGTGTGATGCAGGTATCGCACCCGCCTCCGCTTATGTGGTATTTGCAGGAGACGTTGTTGCAGGTGATTTTCCTCTTTCCCACATTTACCCCTCCATTTCCTTGAGTAACTCATGCACCACACATCTGTAATCTTGAGACACAATTCCTCTCTTTGAAAATTTCGGGAGTGGAATCATCGCCGTTGTTGATTTTTCTGCAACGATTGAACGTCGAATCGGTGTGACGAACATGTCAAATCCGGATTCTGTTTTCAACCATTCCTCCACCTCAAGAGAGGTCTTGTTTTTCTGTCTCATTGTCATTAGTGCCTTGATTCTCAAATTCGGATTGATGTCTCTCAAATCCTCAATCTGTTCCTCAAGGTTCTGCAATGCCTCGATTTCATATCCTCCGACCTTTACCGGAGCGATGACGAGTTCTGCTGCAATCAGAATGTTAATGACTACCATGTCAAGCAAACGACCACAATCACAAATGCAATAGTCGTATGCGTCAGATACCTCCTCCAACGCCTCACGCATCCTTGTGACTTGGTTATCCTCTGACTTGAGCAGCAGATTCATGTCGGTTTTCATGAGATAGCCATTCGCCGGAATGATGTCAATGTGCGAATAGTCAGTCGGTCGAATCAAATCGCCTGTTTTATATGTACCTCCGACACATTCATGTTTCTCAAGCAGTTCACTCATGCCGATTCCGTCCGGTTCATATACCCCGAACGTCTTTGATGTGTCTCCCTGTGGGTCTCCATCTAACACAAGCACTCTTTTTCCCTGCTCCTCGCCCAACATATAGGCGATTGAATCGGATGTCGTTGTTTTCCCGATTCCTCCTTTTGGTGACATTACTGCAATAATTTTCATGTCTTTTCCTCCTGTTCTCCTGTTATTGTCCTGTTATAAATAAATTGTGTAATACAGTTTCATTTGCAATTCTTAAAACTTGAAATCCGGCGTTTCATCCGGTCGTAATGGTGACATGAGGTTCAATTCTTTCCATTTCCTGTGAGTAATCTCCGGAACTGCTCTGAATTTCACGACCGTGTCGTTTTTGTGTTGCTCATAGAGTGTGCAGTTCGTGTGACCGACCTCCGGTGCGAATAATGCAAGATAACCGACGAACATCTCCTCGTCTCCCTTGATGATTCGCAGCATGTCAGCACTCTCTAATGTGTTGAGTAAATCCGCAAGCGTCATGACCTGCCTCCCTTGACTTTCCCATCTTTGAGGATGCTGTTGTTCGGGATGCTCATTTTGTTGTTGAAATCCTCCTCCGGACAATAACACAACGCAAGATTCAAATATTCCTCAATGACTTTGATTGCCTCCTCTGCTGAATAGCAGGTTGCGACGAAATGTCCTGCTGCTGCCATGTCTGCAAGGAACTCTTTTTGCGTGTCCTGCTGCCTGTTGTTACCGAATTTCATTTCAACGAACAATCCGCAGTATGAGCCTTTCGGATATGGGAGGCACAAATCAGAAACACCCGCCTTGACACCCATCTGCTTGAATTTGACTGCCTCCTGCTTGTTTCTGCTGCCTCCGTTCGGTACATGGAACAACCATCTCAATTCCGGATAACGGTTCATGTTCCAATTCGCCCACGACACAACATTGATTTGCTCTGTGTCCTCACTTCTCATTGCATATTTCATGTTCATTTGCCTTTGCCCTCCTGTCTGCATGTGTCATAATATTCGCAGAACAAACAAATGTGTCTGCAATCCTTGACCTTGAACATCCATGTGAACCGTTGCAGCTTGTACCGCAGTATGTACCCGATTTGTGCAATGTACGGATGTTTCTGTCTGTATGTTTTCATTTGTCCTGCTCCTCCATTTCTAAAATCATAAAAGCATGTATGAAAATGCTCTTGTGTTTCTTGCCGAACTGGTCTTTTGCCGGAGGCACTTCATGCATGTTCTCAATCGTTCTCTTTGCCTCCCACCATCGGCGTGTTTTCCCGTCTCTCGAAATCGGTTTGAAATGTACCTTGACCGTTCCCTTGACGACGGAAAACTGGTCTCTGTCTACCCGCAGGATGTCATCGAATCCCGCTGCCTTGACTGCTGCCTCCGCTTTTCGGAAATACCTCTCTTTCGATTCCGGTTTCCAGTCAAACCTCATTTCCCGACCACCTCCTCAATCTCTTTCATTCTCTGCATGATTGCCGTGTTGTATGAATAGACATACACGCCGTTGTTCCACAAATGTTCCCTTGCACCTCTTTCACCGTAGTTGTACGCTGCAAGTGCATCCTGCACCGTTCCGTATTTCTTGAGGAGATACGAGAGGAAATCAATCCCGACTTTCACATTCTGATATGGGTTCATGAGGTCGGTGCAGTTCAATTTCTGCATCCGGTCGGTGTGCCATTTCTCATATATCTGCATATATCCCTTTGAGTTCCCGTTGTCTCCGGTCTTGTCGAACTCATATCCGGATTCATACTCTATGATTGCCAATACAAGGGCATACGGAACATCGTTTTGCTTGCATAGACATCTTGTGTATATCTGCATTTTCTCCGGAAAATAGCCTTTGTCTGCATACTTCTCCGGCAGGTCGTAGAACACGAATCCCTCAAGGTCATCACTCCCCCAGTCCTCGGACATGGTATCAAACACCTTGTATTTGTCCTCGATGCTCTCTGCTGTCTGTGTCATCGTCTCCGGATTCTGCATCACTTCCGCTTGCGTCGTCTCCGGTTTTTCCTCC